CTCTCAACGTCAATGAGATGCCGTGAATTATAGAGAAAAGCTGACCTAAGCTCCTCCCATGTTGGTAATTGAAGACTACATTGTATAAGTTCTCCTTCTTCTGTAACAATATTATCAATCAGGTAATTGTGCAGTCCAGATTCTTCAATTATTCTGTTTAATATTTCACGTCTCTCATTGAAAACCTCCCTGCCATAAAAGAAATATTCCCTTATGGCGCTATGGATGGCGCTTATAGATTGCGCCTCGCTGCTGACACTTTTTGATTTAACTTGAACAGTGAGCATTTTATTTAAACTGCTATGTTCAAGTGGTGCTAAATATACTTTAAGATCATCATCATACCTAAAAGTTCTTTTAAGAAAAGAAACTTCCGATATGTTAATATAGGGGACAGAAACTGCTTCCTTATCCGCCATAGTATATTTAATACCATAACCTTCTAAACATTTTTGAATAGATGTGTGATTAAACCACCCACATCCATCTCTAACATTCATAAAGTTATCATCACCATAAGTCATAAGAATAACATCTCTCTTGAAGTGCTCAGGTTTGAACCCTTCAGGATTAAGCTTTGCATAAACAAAGCGCATATATAACGCATTAACTATTGAATTAATAACAACAGTAAGCGGATGACCAGATGGGTTGGAACCAAAAAATTGTATTATGTCACCATTGAAATTTTGATAATTATAAGTTGTATCAATTGCAATTCCATCTATAATTTGTAAATGAGCTTCTCCACATCCATTCATCTCATGCAAGCATTTAATCATACGGAAAGCTTCCATAATAAACATAGCATGCATGGATTTATCAAAATTTGCATAATCTCCAGCAACAAAATTTGTAGTTCCAAATTGTGTCATATGAAGATAGAGATTGTGCCACTCCATGGATTGACAATTCAACCCTGGAGCAGCTTCAAAAGCCTCACGATTCTCCTGGAAAGCTTTGACAAATGTCAATAGTGCTTTCCTAACCACTATGCTCCAATCAATTGGAGCCCCAGCGAAAACACGAGTCTTTTTCTCTTTAATCTTCTTAAATGAGCGAGGTTCATCCTTAAGATGC